TCAATATATCTCACCATTGCCAAAAGTGAAGGTTACATTTTGCTTTTTTGTATCCCTGACACCTCCCATACTGAGCAGTTTTTCAACTACTTCATTTATTGCGGCTCTTATTACTTCATCGTCATCTAAATCTTCATACTCATCAAGGTATGGTAGTACTACTTGCCCTGCAACCAAATCGATAAAATTTACTCTCGCAAAAGACACCTTTCCTGAAAAACCGGAGGTACAAAGCGAGCGAAGTTGCGTACGGATAAAGCCACTGATATAGGCAGCAAACCAAGATCTACTGAATACTTTTTTATATTGCTCTTCTGAAGGCCAGAGGTAGCTGTCCAGTTCTCTGCATTTGTAGTTCAACGTGTTTCCATTAACATACAGATATCCATACATTTTGAACCCAAACCAGGGAAAACTAATATGAGGATTTACTGTCTTGATACGCCCCTTCAATGCTGTCCGTTTGGCAAGCAACACCAAGCATCTGTCGGTCTCATCAAGTACGTCATACCAAGAAACCGTCGGCTCACTCCAATATTCTTTATCATGCAGGCAATTATAGAACTGAACGATATCCAGATCGTTTAGTGCTTTTATGCGGTCATTCTCAACAGCCTCCGTTAAGGTTCCAGATTGCGCCGTTAATTGGGTTACTCGCAGCAGGTCAGCAGCTGGCAGACTTTTTCTGTATGTCTGGAGCACCTCTCGCATTTGGGCAACGTTTCTCTGATTCTCGATAGCTATATTGCTATTGGTATAGTTAATCAGATCTCCCCAGTTAGAAAACCGATAGAAATACGCTACCATTTCATAGGCATGGTTCAACTGAACATTGCAGTGATCTCTAAGAAAACGGGCCTGCTTGCGTAGTTGATCTACTGGTGGAACATAACGGTGGTTGTTAACGCTGAGACGTGGAAGCATTGCATATTCCTTTTACAAATACTCTGCGGCCTGTAAACACAGAGCAAAGTTAAAAGGATATGCTCTGAAAAGCTGAATGGGTAAAAAGCGCGTTGGCGGATTTGTCTACAGGCTGACAGGTCTGCGCAGAACCTGTCAGTTACGATATGAAAAAATCCAAAGACAGTCAATAGCCTGTATGGATTTTGTGCATATTAGTGAACTACTTCCATGGGCTGTTATAGTTCCTGGCACTGGCATCCCATATATACATTCATGCTTGGCACAAGTGAATCTCCATCAACGTCTGCTCCTCGCTCATAGCTTCCAGCGTGTTGTGGTCAATAAAAATTGGTCACCACATGGGAGTTTTCCCAAAATAATCTTTCTGATTCATTTGGTGTCAATCCATTGTTATACCAATGGGGACGATGTTGGCTGTAATAACCCGTGATATAATTTATAATTGACCGATAGGCTTCCTCAGCACTCCGATATCCCATCAACGGGTGTCATTTTCAGAAGACGATTGCATGGAATGTCAGAAGTCGGCTTCACTGAACTACTGGGGAATTTAGAAGCCGGAAATTTCCATCCTTTCCCAGCTTAGAACACGTCAAAAGTTTTCTAACACTCTACCTTGATTAGTACTTTTCGCTGTTATTTATATTAACTCTTTTTCTGATAATTGACGGTAATGCTCGCCGAGGGCAATAAGGCGTAATGCCTTACTTTCCATAGCTGCGTGGTAACAATGAGGTGCACCAACAGGAATAAGTAAATTCACTCGATTGTAACGTTGTAGAATAGCAAAAGTAGCTGTTTTATCTGGGTCAGGATTAGAACTTTCTGGCTCATAACTCGGGTCAAGTTGAAATTCGTTGCCCGCTGAGGGAAAAAATTCTGAAATCCATTGGTTTATCGGGAACGCTGAAAATTGGAGATTATGGCGTGGGGACACTAGTAGTGGGTTCTCCGGGGACATCTCCCGCGATGGATGCAAATGCGCTATCAGCATCAGGTTGGTATTCTGGACATGGTGCCCAAGCTATAAATTTCTACAATAAATATGCGCCTATTATGGTGATGACGCGTACTGGTGGTGATGGAACAGGGATGATTGCCCAGATTCAGGTGGATGATTTAGGAATAGCGAGCCGCTATCGACAAAATAATCGGTGGAGCAAATGGAGCGAGGTGTGGAGCACCGGAAACACCACCAAAGACGGAAACGGTTTTCTCAGGGCATCCTCCCCCATTATCCAAATTCACCCCGATGGCACCTTTACTACTAACGATGAATCCGAAGGTGCAACCGTTGCTAAACTCGGCACTGGTCACTATCAAGTCTCCGGCGTCCTCGGCTATAACGCAGACGGAGCGTGGGGTGTACATGGCGGTATACCTCACCGAAGAACAACAACGGCCTTGAACTCATCTACATTGATGATAAGGTGCACAAGGATGGCAGCATCACGATTGAGACATTTCACCGTCAACACGCGCACTTGCCTGAGCGGTTCCATCAAATTCATTATATACCAATCGCCATTGAAGATGCTTGATTTCTTATCCAAACCCGATCATGCTTGCAATCATGAAAATTCATCTGACACCAGAACAAAAACGTGCCCTCGAATTGATGCATGATACCACTCGTGATAGTCGAGTCTGTGATCGCATCAAGGCCGTGCTTTTGGCGTCAGAGGGCTGGACAGCTCAGATGATTGCTCAGGCCTTACGTATTCATGAAACTACGGTAAGCCGTCACCTAAAAGATTTCATCGCGCACGAAAAACTCACCCCCGAAAATGGCGGTTCTGAAAGCCATCTCTCTGCCAAACAAACCGCCGATCTGGTTGATTATTTGACGGCAAATTTGCTGCATACGACCGCTCAAATTGTGGATTATGTACGAGCTCGTTGGCAGGTGTCTTTCAGCGTGGGAGGCATGACGAAATGGCTTCACCGACAAGGTTTCAGCTACAAAAAGCCAAAGGGCGTTCCTCATAAATTCGATGCGGATAAGCAGCAACAATTTATTGATGACTACCAGTCTCTGAAAGACCGGGCAGGTCAGAATGAACCTATCCTATTTATTGATGCGGTGCATCCTTCGCAGTCCACAAAGCTCAGCTATGGTTGGATGAAAGCGGGGAAAAATCAGGTAAAAGTGGTCGAAACCACCGGCAGTCGTACCCGTCTCAATCTTCTGGGCGCCCTCAATTTACAACGAATTGAAGACACCGTGATCCGTGAATACCCGAGTATCAATGCCGAAAATATCGCGTATTTTTTCGGCGCTATTAGAGAAACTTACCCACTTTCGCAAAAAATTCATATTATTCTGGATGGGGCGGGTTACCACCGGGCAGAATTGGTGAAAGAGGTGGCATATGTCCTTAATATTGAACTGCATTACCTACCGCCTTACAGCCCAAACCTCAATCCAATAGAGCGATTGTGGAAGTATATGAATGAGCAAGTACGTAACAATGTTTATTTTCCGGATGCGAAGACATTCCGTGAAACCCTTCGTCACTTTTTTCATGTCACTTTGCCAGAAAAAGCGAAAGAACTCACGACTAGACTGACTGACAACTTTCAGATTTTAAAACCTGCATCTTCAAGTTAGATTGGTATAGACGGTGAGAAGGTCTACTATGCTGATGGCGAACTGTGTGACATCTCGGAAGGTTGTCGCTTAGACGTCCGTGTTCAAATGCCGGCTGATTCAGTGTGGAACCAGGAACAAGCATCATCCGGGGAGGAATAGGGGCGCGCAGCCCTTACAACAGAATCGTAAACAGGGTCAATAACTCATAGCAACCCGCACTTTATGCGGGTTGCTATGAGTTATCAGGGCCATCAATCTTTCTGAGAGGTAACAAAAAGTCAATGTTAGCTAATGTCCAGCAAATAATGTGCGACTAAATTTTTCATCAGGCAGTAATATGCGCCTAATATAAGGTCCCAATAAGTATCTTTGCTCCGCTGGAGGGCGGTAATGTCCGCTGGCATTTGTCCAACAAGTCAATTCACCCTGACTAAACAGTAAAGTTCCTGCAAAAATTACCGAGGCTCTATGGCTTATTGAAGTGTGCCCTTCAACTACGTCATTTCCATGATAATTGGGATCTCTAGCACTTCTAGCGCAGCGTACATTACAGGGATCCCATTGAGTAACAACAAAGATACATTGGCCATCAGCTATTTGGGGAGCCTTAGTCTCATGGGATAAAATGTATTTACCATCTAATTTTTTCAAAATATAAAATAATTCCTCTCCAGCAGGGGCTTGTAATGCTTTATTTTTCTGTACTGGAAGTGGATTTTTTATCATGTTAAATCTACTTGATAGAAGAATTTCAAGTTTTTCATTAGGATCATCCTCTTCATCGCTTTCTTTATATTTTTTTAGCCTGTCAGCTACCCACTGATCACCATATAGCTTCCCTTTGCTCTCCTTCTCTTTATTCCGCCTCTGCATTTTTTCTAACCATTCATCAAACTTCATAATACGTTACCTCTTGTAGTTAGACTTTTAGTTGCTTCACATTAATAACAGATGGGAAAATAACATTGGTAAAATTATCATTTCGTGATTAAGTTCAATTAACAGTAATCTCAATGCGATGGAAATGCTTTAAAGGAAATTAATCATAAAAATAAAATAGATAGAATGGGTTTTGTTATAAGCTATTGATTCCATTCATCTCTGGCACAGTGACAGAATTTCGCAAAATCAACGACTTACCCAAGGACGAGATTTTTCGTCTTTTAACTCACTGCCTCCGTTTCAAACGGAGCGATTAAACACTGAGCAATTTGGAGAGGTCAATTTGAGGGGGGCAGCTATAGATACGGGAAAATCCCGTATGTAAAAGGGCAGGTTTCTGCCTTATAGTGATTACCATCCTTCCTTGGAACTGATCTCAATTTCTTTAGCAAAATCACACCTGATTGCCAAATACCATCAAAAAATTTGAATACTTAAAGCCACTGTTTATATGCACAGAAATGGAATGTTTCGGAGATGAATTTCGGCCGTGGATTTTTCAGGCTTTATTATGATGCCCGTTCTTCAATATCGGTTTTAGGGGAGGTGATCGGAAGGGTAAACAAGACCCAGAACGGGTAAAAATGGTACGTATTCTTGTTACACTTTGTTACAAATAGAAACATATTCGTTATAAATAAAAACACCTCAGAGGGGGAAATCTGAGGTGTCTGGAAGAAAGAGCCGCGTATCTTTTGCGTATCTTTTTAAGTCCATTTACTGTCATGACAGTGACCACTCAACTTTGCTAACTTACTGTTTTTCAAGTTGTTGTCCTGACACTGTCCTACCAAATTTGGTGGAGCTGGCGGGAGTTGAACCCGCGTCCGAAATTCCTACATACTATTTTAATAATATTAAAAACAATAGTTTATTTTATTTTTCATGTGGTTAGTTTTATCTGGTTTTATCTAGTTTTATGCGCTTTTATCTCTTTGTCGCCAAAGTGCCGCCATAAATTAGCGGTTCCAATTGAGATTGTGAAGTGGGTTTTTTGTCACTGCATCTTCCAAGTGATCGGGCGCAAAGTGAGCGTAAATCATGGTCATTTTAATGTCTGCGTGACCTAAAATATCCCTCAATACCAATATGTTTCCGCCGTTCATCATAAAGTGGCTGGCGAAAGTATGGCGCAGAACATGAGTGCATTGCCCTTCCGGTAGGTCAATCCCGGCTCGTTTAACTGCACGTTCAAAGGCTTTTCTGCAAGGGGTGAAGAGTTTTCCCCTGTTTTTGGGGAGTTCCTCGTACATGTCCTGAGATATCGGAACGGTTCTGTTTTTCTTGCCTTTAGTTTTTGTGTAGGTAATTCGGTACTTTGATATTTGATGACCCTGTAGGTTTTCGGCTTCGCTCCAGCGCGCCCCGGTAGCTAAGCAAACTTTTGCAATCATTAACAGGCTAGAGCTTTGGGAATCAGCGCAGGCATCCAGCAGGCGTTTAATTTCTTCCGGCGCTAAGAACGCAAGTTCACCCTCTGCGATTTTAAATGTTGGCAGACCAGCAAGGGGATTGGGTGCCGACCAGTGGCCTAACTTTTTCAGAGTACCAAAAACAGAGGATAGATTACGTTGTTCAAGGTTCACTGTCCGGGGCTTAACTGGCGACATCAGCGTACCTTCTTCATTTTTGACCTCTCCTTTTAACCGGGCTTCACGGTATTTGGTGAAATCGCCAGCCGTTAGCTCTGAGGCAACGGGATCACCCAGCCCGTTACAGATAATGTTTAGTTTCGCCATTAGCCGCTTGGGGTCAGCCAGCGTCTGTCCGTAGAGTGAATGCCATTGCTCAATCACTTCTGACAAATGCCGCCTATCTTCCTTTTCACCCAGCCATGGTTTTTTATTTACCTCTTCCATGGTGAAGTTTTCGAAAGCAGTGGCCTCGCCTTTTGTCGCAAACTGCTTACGCACACGCTTTCCATCCCGTCCGTTCGGATAGCATTCACATAACCACTTTCCATTCGGCTGCTTTCTAATAGTCATGATCAGATACTCTTTATGGCTTTTACAGCGCGTCCAATGATATCAATATCATCAATGGAGCATTCGAAGGACGATTCGCCTTGGTGAACGACCATCCTATTACCGGGGATTCGCACAATTTTGACTATGTTTTTTATGCCATCAAGATCAACTAACCACACGCCATTTACTGGGAGTGTTTGGCTTCGGTCAATCACGTAAGAGTCGCCTGTGGTATTAACAAGTAGAAGATTGCTTACATCTGAGGAGAGTAGGCTACTATCCAAAAATGCTTTACCTGTATCAATTAGTGAACCATTGGAGAGGGTCGCTTTATCAATTTCGGGAGATACAAGGTCAGAAAGGTGTTTTATTTTGTTCTGGTTCGAAAGATTAATACCATTATCTGAACCAATATTGGAACTTAGTTCCCCTTGCCCGGTGGTTAACCATAACAAAGATACTCCAGTTTCCAGAGTGCACTGAATTACCCATTCAGCAGGAAAGCTATCATTTGAGTATCTGTGTGCCATGGTACTTTTGGCTATGCCAAGGTGATTACATAGCTGTTGCCTAGATTTAAAACCGTAGGCGGTTATTAGTCTGTGGATGGCCTCTTTCCCACCAGTATTCTCACCTGATTTCACTTGTATCATTTTTTTGCCTGTTGACTGTTCTGTTTATTGTAACTAACATGTCTTTTAGTTCGGTTTGTTAGAACTCATAAAGTAAGATAAAACGACATAAAACGACATAAAACGAGCTTAAACCTAGAGATGATGAACTATGAGCATAGATATTTCAATTCGTGTACCAAAAGAGATTGCAACACCTGCCGAGTTTGCAGAATGGGAAGGTATTACTATCGGTTCTGTTTATCAAAAAATTCATTATGGAAAACTTGCTAAGTATATGTTTAAAAAGGAAAGAAATAGGGATCGTGTAAGCCTGCGCTATTTAATGTATAAAACTGATCAGATTCGTGAAGCCCTTGGTCATTCCAATTTTCGTATCATCGTTGGTTAGTAAGACCAACTATAGAACTTTTGGAGGGTTAGAATGATTGATTGCCGAGTATCCCAAAAATCTTACTTTGATAATGCGTACTGTGCGTTTTTCAATACCCATAATGGAAGTTTAGTACAAGATTTGGAACTCGTCGGGTTAATTCCGCAAATACTGCGAAATAAATTTAACCCTGAGCAGCATTACATGCTGGTTGCTTATTTTATTTTGTTTCTTATTCGTGGGGTTTAAATGAACACCGAATACCATTTTGAATCAACAGAACAACGTGCTGTCGAGATGCCCTTTGAAATGCGCGTTAATGGTTTAAATTCAGTCGCTAAACTCAAAGCGGAAGTCTTTAAGTCGTCTGATAATAAAGAGTTGACGCTCTTTGTTGATGAAATGCGCAATAAACGCAATGCGCACTACGCGGATAATAAGCGTTTTTTAGCGGCTATTTTCTATCTTGCCTACATTCCCACAGAACGGCATGAGTTGGAATTAAATCAATTCACCCGTGAAGAAATGTGTAGCCTGATACGGGCAATAAACTTAATTAGGGCAGCAAGTCCATTATTGCCAAGTAAGTTATCGTTGCCCAATTAAATAACAATAATGACCGATTTAATTTTAATGGCGTCAACACGTCAGGGATTCTTTTTATCTAAAAACAGGAAATGAATAAATGGAAAATATAAATATTGAACAGTTAATAAAACAAGTCCGGGAGGATGAACGCAAGCATTATGCCGATTGGTATTCATCCCGTTTAGACAAATTGTCAACGTATGTTTTGAAAAACAAAATGGAATATTCCGCCAGTGCCGAACTTCTGCAAAGTGAATCCGAAAGCATCAACCGTCAAGCACAGGAGTGGAGTTATGTTTGATGTGATTGATCGTGCTTGCCAGCACGCAGAAAAAGTACTGGAACGCAGGATCGCAGAGCATGTAAACCGTCCTGTCAGTAGTTCAGCGTTTGAATGTGAAGATTGCGGCGAAGCAATTCCGGAAATACGCCGTACTGAAGTTATTGGTTGTTCTCGCTGTGTTGATTGCCAGAATGATTTTGAGTTAATTAATAAACATTATCGGAGTATATAAGATGGCTAATCTTCACTTTGTTAACCTTGATGAAAAATCCTTCTCTATCATCATAAATAATCAATACGATTGTATTGGCGTTATAAATGGCAATGGTAACGATTTTAATTTAGAAGCGTTAGAAAAATTCAGAAACTCTTTTGTTAGTGAAAGTCTATGTGTTGAAAGCTTTTTTGGTATTGAAAGCTTTTTTGATAATCAGCATTTTCCTACCCGCTTTAAAAAAGGGGATTATGTCGTACTTTCTCGGGAAGATGGATGGGATTGGCTTGATGATATTGGATGCCGAATCACTGTGCTAATTGATGACGTTCATCATTTTCATAGCAGAATCAACACGAGCGATGAAATCAATGTGTTAGTTTATGCATATTCATTATTAACACCTGAGCATTTTTTTGATTCTGCTGATCACGTGATTGCCGCATATGATGCACGTCGCTCAGTGTCTGCCGGGGTTTGTGAGTGAACCCCGTACCAGAAAACAGCGGCGCACAACCCCAACCTCGCCGCCAATACAGCAAATTCCAGCCAGAGATGCCACACAGCGCAGCTCTGGCTGCGTGCGTTTCTACACCGTGGGATAAAACCATCCAGCCGATAACAAGGCCGTTCCCGACTTATGCCGAGCAATACCAGAAGGAAGAAGAGCACCGCGTGCTTGCAAAGGAGCACAAAGCGCGTGCCCATATTCAGGACTTATTGCGCGAGCTTAAAAATCAGCCCAGAGTTGTCCGCCTTGATGTCCATTACAAAGCGAGTGTTTTAGAAAAGGAGCAAGGGCTTTACCGTGCCGAGGCTTTTTTATCTAAAACAGTCGTCGAGCGCATCTTACCCCGCGTCAATTTGGTGACCGAGCGTTATCAGATCCAAGAAGTAGAGGCGGATAACGCGTTTTATCGGGATCGGTTTAACCGCATTCCGGATATGAAAAGGGAAGATATCGAGTTACTGTCGAGTGATATTGCTCAATTTGTCCTTCAGAAGTTGGAGGCCGTCGCGAGTGAAAGGCCAGAAGAAAGCGATCTGAAAAGGGCGCATGTTTTATATCTGCGCGCGGCAGCGATTACTAAAGCCTATCGTCAGCCTGCCCCTCACTGGGATAAGCTGACAGGCCGCTTTTTTGCTGAAACCGAGGCTATCGCGGCCATTTCTCGCATGACTTCGGATAAATGGTGGTTAGGCCGCTTGCGTCGTCTGGCGGCCGAGTGGCGCGAGCACTTGCAGATATCCATTAATCGCGTCAGCAAGCAAGCCAGTATCTACGCCAGCAAAATGACCATTGCCGAATGGAAAGAGCAAAAGCACCGTACCAAAGAATTTATCAAATCCATGGAGCTGGAAGATGAAGAGGGCAACCGCATCAGCCTGATTGATAAATATTATGGCAGTGTGGCTAACCCGGCGATCCGCCGTACTGAAATGATGGTACGCATTCGCGGCTTTGAAAATATCTGTAACGAACTGGGCTACGTTGCTGAATTCTACACGTTAACCGCGCCCTCTAAATATCACGCCACAACCCGCCACGGACACCGCAACCGCAAGTGGAACGGCAGCAGCCCGGCAGACACCCAGAAGTATTTAAGCGGTGTCTGGGCAAAGGTCAGGGCTAAATTACACCGTGATAATTTGCGTATCTTTGGCATCCGCGTGGCTGAACCTCATCATGATGGCACGCCGCACTGGCATATGCTGTTTTTTATGCGCCCCGAACAAGCTGAGCAGATACGTGAAATTTTGCGCCATTATGCCTTTCAAGAAGACGGTGCCGAATTACGCACTGAAAAAGCCATGAAAGCCCGCTTCCATGCTGAGGTGATTGATCCGCAAAAGGGGTCTGCGACCGGGTATGTAGCTAAATACATTTCTAAGAATATTGATGGCTACGCGATGGACGACGAGCTGGATGATGAAAGCAACCGCCCCATTAAAGACGCCGCTATAGCAGCCAGTGCCTGGGCGGCGCGTTGGCGCATTCGCCAGTTTCAATTTGTCGGTGGTGCACCTGTGACAGTTTACCGTGAGTTACGCCGGATGGCCGATCATGAGACAGCCATGGGTTTAAGTGTGGAGTTCGCCGCCGTGCATGATGCTGCGGATAACGGGGACTGGGCAAATTATATCAATGCACAGGGTGGGCCTTTTGTTCGCCGGGAAGATTTGGTTGCCCGCCTGTGGTATGAAACTGAGCAGGAAACCAACGCCCACGGGGAAGATGTGATCCGGATTAAGGGGGTTTTCTCGCCTTTTGTCGGGATGGATACGCCGATATTAACCCGGTTGAAGAGCTGGAAGATTGTGCCGAAGTTGGCCGAAGCGACAGCGGAGGCGGGTTTTAGCGGTGCGTCCGCACCGCCTAGGAGTTCTGTCAATAACTGTACGGTGGCACACTGTACAATTGATAAGGCCATACAAGAAAGTGACCTGTGTCTGGATGAGTTTTACCACGGTTGGCTCCAGCTCAGTCAGCCAGAACAGGTAAAACGGGTGCAGGAATCGGCTAATTTACAGGACTTAGAGGTTAGTGAGGGTTTAGCACAGGCATTAATCAGGGGGAGCAGTACGACTGTAGAAGGTCAGCGCTATCGTTTATCGATGTTTGGCCAAATCGTCAAAGCCAAGCCGCCGTATACAGAAAGAACAAAATCACTGCTGGACAGGGTAAGTAAAATTTCCCGTATCAGTATGAATAATAAAGAAAATAAGGGTGAACTTAAAGGCCGTCCGCCGGGTATTTTGCAGGAAATATCTGAAAATACTACATTAATCACATAACTTACTATTTCTTAATGAAATTAATTCGGTTGTTAATTATATTTATATGTATTGTATAAAAACACAGCAGTATAGATTTAAGAGGATGATATGGTAGATTTTTTTTCTGAGTCAATTTCACTGGAAAGAATTGATTTGTTATTGCGCTTGGCTACTAAAGAAGGATGTAGCCATGAGGAGTGCCATCAGGCTCTTATTTGGTGTTCAGAATTGACTGCTCAATTAATTAAACAGTTTGATGAAAATGAAAAAAAGCCACTCAATAGTGGCTCACGGTTAACATTAAGCGGCACAGGTCTGCAACAAATCTAAGGCCATCTGGCGCTGTTGCGGATTGAGGTTATTGATCACAGTCTGCAACAGGATATCACCTGTTTTTGCGCTGGGGCTGATAGTGTGTGAAAAGGTTAAATTCATCACAAACGTATGGCCGCACTCTACATCCGCACAGGCACAATAAATATCTGCAATTTCGTGGTGCATCCGGTTGGTTTTGCGAATGACAGCCTTAGCGCCGCACTCCGGGCAGGTTATTTTTAATACGCGCATGTTCCTCATTCCAAAAGTATCGAATTTCTTCGATTTTACCATTTTCTTGCTCATTCTGCACCCGAACTTGCGTTATCTTGTTTGAAATGAAGGTGTAATATTTCTGGCACATCGCGGCGGTTTATCGCATTCATGAACATATTTTGCACGGGAATGACTTCATCCTTGCGATAGGCATCACGGGCTTTTTCCGGGTCACCCAACCCGCCGACATTGGTCGGGATAATGCCCGCCAGTCCGGCCGGGAATCGGTGGGCGGTCAGCACATCCTGTGAACTGATGCTTTTCACATTGGCAAACTCATCATTGGCGGAAATATCCCCGACCGGAATAAACTTGATGCCGTCCGGGTCGCCATTGGGAATATTCACAAACAGGGTGTCAAAATTGCCGATCCCCTTGCTTTGTTGCAGTTTCCAGATAATTTCTTCCTCGGTTTCATCGGAGATATTCGGGTCGTTGGTGTAGATGATACCGCCCGTGTGGGCACCATTGTGGTAATAGCGGCGGCGGAATATGGTGGCTTCCGAGTTCAGCAAGGCAGCATGGATACCGCCGATATAATCCGGCAGGCCGTAAACCTGTTGCTGGGGATCATATTGCTTGATAAAAATAACCTCGTCCGGGGTGTAAACCAACGGTTCACCCTCCTGCAAGACCACAAAATCCCCGTCCTTACGGCGCCGCAGGTAGAGCGAGGGCAACACGTCCAGTCTCGCCACATCGCCCCAGAAGTTGCACACTTTCAGGATGGCCACATCGCCGAAAATCAGGAAGTTCATCATGGCCGCCTTGAATTGTTCATGGCTCAGGCCGCCGCCGAGGTAATCGGAGGCAATCATATTGTGGCGGGCATAGAGCACGCCGCCATGCTGCCCGTTCATATTGGTCAGTTGCGCCAGTGCCAAACGGTCAATCGGCAGCGTGTAATGGTCATAATCATTGTCATACCAGATTTTCTGGTAATCGGTCTGGGTCGTCAGTATCGGCTCCGGCTTGCCCAGCGTGATCAGGCTCATTTTCCGTTGCTGTGGTTGGGGCTGTTTTGCCTTGGCGGTCTTCCTTAACGTCTTCTTGCTCATTATGCGGCCTTTTGGAATTGATATTTAGACTTGCGTTTCTTCTCGTAATTTAACGGTTCGTTCATCAGGGCGTGGGCGATAGCCCAGAACACGTCAGCGTGCCCGGTTTCCTGTGAACGGTCGGCCACAAAGGTCATGGCACCGCCTTTGCCCGTGGTGGTGTGCCGGATAGCCAGAAATGAGGCCAGGATTTCTTTTTGTTCCTGATCCCATTCCAGGCGTTCTTCACTGACCACATCGATCATCTTCATTACCAGTTGATTTTTGCTCTGCTGGCTGTAGTGGATAGCCTGCGTCTGGCGTGGGGCGAAGTCCTGTACCATCTCATAGACCCCGTGCCCAATCCCCGTGGTATCAATGCCGATATGGGTAAAGCGATAACGCTTGAACAACTCTTCAATCAGCTTCGCCTGATGCTTCCAGTTCATGCCTTGCCAGTAGAACGTGGCGAGCACCCGAAAGGCTTCGCCTGCCATCAGCGGCGGGGCGACAATCACAAAGGTGGAGGTATCACCGGAGCGTGCCGGGTCGAAGCCGCCCCAGACTTCACGCTCACCAAAGGGGCGCGGGGCGTTGGGGGCGTGGTCTTCCCACAGCCTGACTTCAACCCCGCATTTTTCCAGTTGGTGATATTTAAAGACCGATGCGCCGCTATCAACAAATACGCACATATAGAGCATGTTAAAGGTGTCAGCATTATACTTGTTGCGTAGACGGTCGATATTGGCAAGGTTATACCCACCTTTGATAGCATCGGCCATGGTGATGACATAACGCCACTGGCTATCAGGGCAATCGCGTCCGCCATCGCGGTATTCATCAAAAGCAGGAAAGGCCACATTCTTACGTTTGGCATCGTTGCCGCGCCATGTATCACCTGTCCAGAACGGGTAGGCGGAATGCGTTTTAGCACTGGGGGTTGAAAAATAAGTGGTACGCCATTGCTCAATAGTCGCCATTGCGGAAGCCACTTCATTCAGGTGCTTAAAATCAGGTATCCAAAAGTATTCATCACAATATAAATGACCGTTGTAAGATTGCGCGGTGTTCTTATTGGTGGATAAGAAACGCAGTTCAGCCCCATTGCTTAAGCGTATTGGGTTACCCGTCAGTGTTACACCAAAGAATTGCTCGGCAAAATTGACAATATAGGAGCGGAAGACTTCTGCCTGCGGTTTGGAGGCGGACATAAATATTTGCGGATTACCCGTTAGTACCGCATCTTCCAAAGCTTCAAACGCAAAATACCAGGTTGCCCCAATTTGGCGCGATTTTAAAATATTGCGTATTTGCTTATGCTTGTTGTTGCGCAGGTGTTTCTGATAGCCAAACAGATTGCCATCAACAAAGGTCTGGAAGTCTTCTTCCGTCAGCGCTGAAATATCATTTTTACGCTGGCGTTTCTTTTTCTTCGGCTCACCGTCACCGGATGGCACATCGTCACCGCCCGATTGTGACTGAACCTTAATTTCAGCCAGCTTTTCTTGGTGCTTATTCTCCTGTGCCATCAATTTCACATGATGGGCAATCAGGCGGTCGAGTTCGTCCAGCTCCAGCGCATTTTTATTATTACGTTCACTGAGCAGGGCAATACGGCGGTTGACTGCCTCAATCACACTTTCATGGCTGAGCATATCCGCCCAGCACCCTTTTTCCGCCCAGTAGTAAATGATCCGCCGATTGGGCAGGTTGAGTTCTTCGGCAATCTCTGCCGGGGTATAGCGGCGCAGGTAGAGCGACTTTGCCACTTTGATTAATTCATCCGAATATTTAGCCATGCCTTAAGCATCCTTGTCTTGAGTCACTTTATTATGCAGGGCGAATACCTTGCTTTCGTCCGGCCAAATTCGGTTTGATTCGGTTATGCGGGATATCCGAATTCATCCGAATTGCGCCCCTCGCGGCCGCCGATGGAATTCGCAATACTGTGTGGGAAGCAAACGAAAAGGATGCGATATGTCTCAGTTAATGACTAACTGGATATGTATTGCCATGGAGGGCGACACGGTTGATGGCCGGGATATGGAACCACAATGGATTCTGGATGCGGCCGAGCTTTATGACCCTCAACTGTATACCGCCCTGATTTGGCCGGAACATGAACGCTGGATGGGGCCAATGGGTGAAGTGCTCGCGGTCAAGGCCGAACGCGGTGAGGACGGGGCTTTGCGTCTTTATGCGCAATTGCGACCCAATCACCGTTTGTTGGACGCCAACCGGGACGGGCAACTGCTGTTTACCTCCGTGGAGTTTACGCCCGATGGTAACTGGGCGCGGCACAGGCAAAACCTATCTGCAAGGGCTGGCAGTGACAAGTTCGCCAGCGAGTGTAGGCACAACCCGCCTACAGTTTAGTAAAAAGAAAAAATCTCATCGGTCAGGCACCTATAAGCCGCTGGTGATTGACGAAGTTAAACAGATTAAGGAAAGCAAGATGGCAAAGGCCAAAAAAGGATGGAGAAGTTTTTTTAACGTTGAAGAACCGGAAGAAACCCCGGCCGAAACCACGGGTGATGATGCGTTGCAGGCCATCGCTGAGGCACTGGCCGAGATGGATAAGCGCATGACCGCCGTTGAAAGCCAACTGGCATCCACTGAACAGGTCGTGGAAGAAGTACAGGAAGATGTCGAAACCGTTAAAGAAGTGGTTGATACCGAAGATTTTGCACTCCTGCGCGATAACCTGTCAAAGATTGTGAAAAACTTCAACAAGCTGGACACGCTGGCAACCCGTGTGCCGTCTAAAAACCCGAAAGGCAACAAAAACAAGCAGTTTAAATTTCTGTGATCCCTGACGGGAAAAAGCAAAGGGAAGAGCGATGCAATTAAATAAACGGGCACGAGCCTTTTTACAGCAATATTCAGCGGGCTTGGCCGAATCCTATGGCGTTGAGGACACAGCGCGTTACTTTGCGCTGAGCGACCCTAAAGAAACCGCCCTGCGCAGTGCGCTGCTGGAGTCGGTCGAGTTCCTCAGCATGATCACCTGTGCGGATGTGGATCACCTGTCCGGCCAAGTGGTGTCGGTGGGCAACCCCGGCCTCTTTACGGGGCGCAAGAAAGATGGCCGCTTTATCCGTGCAACGGGTGTTGACGGCAATGAATATAAGTTGCAGGAAACCGATTCCGGTGCCGCGCTGAAATGGGACTTGTTGTCCATCTGGGCGAATTCCGGCAGTGAAGAAGAGTTTTTCCAGCGTATGCAGGCGTTTACCAATGAATCTTTTGCGCTCGATATGCTTCGCGTCGGCTTTAACGGCCAGCGTGTGGCGGAGACAACCAACCCCGACGAGAACCCGAACGGGGAAGATGTCAATAAAGGCTGGCACCAAATTGCCAAGGACTGGAACGGCGGCAAGCAGGTGATCACTACGTCAGTGAAACTGGATGAACACGGCGATTTTAACTCGCTGGATGCGATGGCGTCCGACCTGGTTAATACCTGTATTCCGCAACAGTTCCGCCATGACCCGCGTTTGGTGGTACTGGTCGGCGCGGATTTAGTGGCAGCGGAGCAGTACCGGCTTTATCAGGCTGCGGATAAACCGACAGAAAAAATTGCCGCGCAGATGCTGGGCAGCTCGATTGCTGGCCGTCCGGCGATGGTGCCGCCGTTTATGCCGGGCAAGCGCATGGTGGTCACCATGTTGCCAAACCTGCAAATTCTGACCCAGCGCAATACCCGTCAGCGCAAGGCGGAATTTGTGGACGACCGCAAACAGTTCGAAAACAAGTACCTGCGTAATGAGGGCTACGCGATTGAAACGCCGGAATTGTACGCGGCCTATGATGAGAACGCCGTCACGATTGGCAAAGTGGCCGAACCGGCTGAAAAAACGGGTACAGACTAATGCTGTCACCTGCCCAACGACACCGGGCAGCGGTTGAACTGCGCCAGAAACTGGCACGGCAACAAGCGGTTGCCATTGCGGACGGTGCCAGCCAGCACCTGCAAGCCCGTGCCATTGAGCAGGATGTCAAGCGGTTGCGCCAGTTAACGACAACGGCGGAACGGGTGGAGATGAAACGGCGGGAACTGCTGCCCAATTATCTCCCCACGGCACAACGCTATCTGGATGAAGGCGAGGTGTACTGCAACCCGATTTTTGTTTACTGCGTGATTTGGTTGTTTGATATCGGGGAGTTTGCCCACGGATTGGATTGGGCAGATATGGCCATTGAGCAAGGACAGCTCACCCCCGACCATTTTCGCAGTGGCTTTCCGGCGTTTGTGGCCGACACCGTTTTACTCTGGTCACAGGCGGAAGCCGAAGCGGGTAACCCGGTGGAACCCTATTTTTCAAGGACATTTCAGAATGTCACTGAAAAATGGCAAGTTCACGAGAAAATCAAGGCCAAATACTACAAATTTGCTGCCTTAAACCTGCTGAAAGGGGATAACGCCGAAATTAAGGCAAGTTCGGTGGAGAAACTGGATGTGCTGGAGCAGGCCGATAACTGGCTGACCAAAGCCCATCAGTGTAATCCCAAATCCGGGGTTAAAACCTATCGGCAACGGATTGCCGCCCGTATACGGGCATTATCCATGGAATAACAACGACTACCGCAAGCCGGAGCGGGCGCGGTGGAGGCATCGCAACGTGGTTGCAGATGGCCGTGGAAACCGGACAGCCCGCTTTTTTTCTCAGGAGAGGCACGATGTTTAATGGCAATACCGTGGATTACCGGGACGCCCCGCTGACCAATGACGGCTTTTGGCCGGATTTGAATTTGCGGGAATTTCAGGTTAACCGCAAGCTGCCTGCTGATCTGGATAATGACATGCTGGCCAATGCGCTGCTGGCAACGGTGGCCGAAATCAACCTTGACCTGCAACGCCTGAAATCGCGCTTGCAGGCCAAGGGCTACCGGACAGCGGCCAACGTGCCGGGCATTACCATTAATGGCAGCACCGCGTTGGTCAGCCAGTATAAAAAAGCGGTTTATGCGCGGGCAAAGGCCGATTTACTGGGGGAATATACGTCACTGGTCAGCCGTGCCCCCAATCCGGGACAGGAAAGCCCGGAAGTGCGCAATCGGCTGCTGGCCGAAGCCTCAATGGTGCTGCGCAATATGAAAGGACATGGACGTGTCACGGTGTGTTCAATATGAGCCAATTACAGCAATTAACGACCTTTTTGCGGGAAAACCTGCCGGAAAGGATTTGTGAGACGGAATTTACCAGCGAAATGGATGAAATCCGCTTTATTCCGGCGCAACGGGATCTCGGGCTGGGGCAATACCAGATGTTTGTCCAGCAATATGAAGCGGTGATTGCGTGGGGGCGTTTCCCCTATCGGGAGTGTGATCCGCGCAATATTCCGCTGTTGATTGATATCTGGCTGACTGAGCAGGGGGATAGCCTCAGTAATGCCAATGTTGAGCAGGAACGGCCGACCTTAACGGTGGAAGTGGATGGCGAGACGGCGGTTGTCGTGGTGTCGCTGTCATTGGCGGAACCTGTGGTGATACGGGAAGACCCCAAGGGCATGATCCCGTTTGACGGCAAGCGCTGGTCACTGGCTGAGGCTGAGGTGTGGTTTGCGGAACAAGGCGCGGTGCACAGTGTGGACGAAACCGGGGCAGCAATTGGGAACAGGGCATGATCCACGGCCAGTTAAACCGCAACCAGCTTAAGGAAATGCAGGACGCCTTAAGCCGTTTTGACCTGCCGCCGCAAAAACGGCAACGCTTGTTATGGCGCATGGCGAAATATGGACTGATTGATTCTGCGAAACGTCATATACGCAATCAACAATCACCGGACGGCGAAAGCTGGCCTGCCAGAAAAAGCCCGCGCCGCCAGAAGATGCTCAGGAATATGCCGAAACTTTTGCATATTCGGGAAATGCCGGAAATTGACGCTGTGCGCATTTATCTGCAAGGCGGGCATTACCGGAACGGCAAGCAGCCAGTGCCAGCGGGGGTTGTAGGCTATGCCCAGCAAAATGGGATGCGTTTTCAAATTACCCGGCAACAGGTGAAAAAAAACGTTGACCGTGAGCGGATGGCGACGATCAAGCAGGCAAAGAAACTGCGCACCGTAGGTTATAAAGTTAAAAAAGGTAAACGTTGGCGCAAACCTGCGATCAAGGAAATTACCGCCAATATGAAATTCATTCAGGCCGGAACCCTGATCCGCGTATTGGGCGGTGAAGAAACTAAAAGCAAATGGGAAATTACCATTCCTTCCCGTGCGTTCTTAGGCATGAACGAAGAAGAATTCAGCAAAGCGCTGGCGCGCCAGTTGCAAGGCATTGGATACGGCGCTTAGCGCCTGATAAGGGATTAGATTATGTGGCCACATGTTCAGGTTAACCAGGTTAACCAACTGCAAGGCGAAACCAAGGAAATAGAACGGGTCTTGCTGTTCTTAGGGGCAGGCAAGACCAACGTGGGCAAGACCATTGCCGTCAATACCCAGACCGACTTTGACGCCGTGCTGGGCACGGCACAAACCGCGCTGAAACGTCATGTACTGGCGGCAATGGCCAACGCCGGGCAAAACTGGTCGGGTTATGTGCATATCCTGCCCGAAGCGGCGGACGGGCTGGCTTTTGTCGAGGCGGTGACGGCGGCGCAACCCGTCGCCAGTGTTGAGGGCTATGTGCTGACCCTCGGTGCCAGTAAAGACATTATCAAGGCTGCCCAGACCCTGCGCGCCAATACGATTGCTAAATTTGGCCGTTGGCAGTGGGCAATTCTGGCCGTGGATGCGCCGCAGTCCAAGGAGGCGTGGGCGGATTACGTCACCCGCTTGGCCGAACTGCAAAAGGGCGAGGCCGTGGCATCAGTGCAACTGGTGCCGTGTCTGTGGGGCAATGAGGCGGGCGTACTGGCCGGGCGGTTGTGTAATCGTGCCGTCACCGTGGCCGACAGCCCGGCGCGGGTGCAGACAGGTGCCCTGATGGATTTGGGCAGGGCTGATTTTCCGCTGGATGGCACAGGCAAAACCATTGATTTAGCGACCCTGCAAGCACTGGAAAAACTGCGTTTCAGTGTACCGATGTGGTACCCCGATTATGACGGCATGTACTGGTCGGATGGCCGCACGCTGGATGTGGAAGGGGGCGACTACCAGAGCATCGAAAATTTGCGCATTGTCGATAAGGTCGCGCGGCGTGTGCGTTTGCAGGCGATTGCCAAAATTGCCGATCGCAGCCTGAACAGCACACCGGGCAGCATCGCCACGCATCAGGCTTACTTTGCCCGTACCTTGCGTGAGATGTCGCGCAGTAGCGAGATTAACGGCGTGACCTTTCCGGGCGAAGTGAAATCGCCGAAAGACGGCGACGTCGTGATCACATGGCGCAATAAAAACACGGTGGAAATTTATATCACGATCCGCACTTACGAATGCCCGAAAGGCATATCAGTCAGTCTGTTGCTGGACAGCCAACTGGAGAAAACCGCATGAGCCAGCGTATTTCAGGGCAGTCGATTGATTTTAATATGGACGGGGATCTGGTTCATGCCGAAAAGGTCAACCTGTCCATTACCGACAACACCGCCGCCGCGCAAACGCAGGGCGTGCCGGATGGTTATATCGCCGGGGATGTGGCCGCTGAGGGGGAAATTGAACTCAGTACCAAATACTTGGAGATTGTGACCGCCAAGGCGCGGGCGGCGGGATCATGGCGGGGCATTCAGCCCGTCGATTTGATGTGGTACGCCAAGGCAGGCAAGGAAGAGATCAAAGTGGAAGCCTACGGCTGCAAGCTGATCCTCAGTGACATTCTGGACGTTGACCCGAAAGGCGGCAGTGTCATGACCCATAAAGTCAAGTTTGTCGTCACATCACCCGACTTTGTGCGCATTAATGGCATCCCTTATCTGGAAGCGGAACTGACGCAAAGCCTGATAGGGTAAGGATGGGGTTCATGGAAGAACATGAAAAAACGTTTGTTACGCTGGTGCTATTGGGGGCACTGATTGCGTTGGGCAAAATGCTGACCGGCAACGAGCCGATCACCTTACGGCTGTTTATCGGCCGCATTATCTTGGGGTCGGCGGTGTCGGTGATGGCCGGGGCGTTGCTGATTTGGTGGCCGGGCATTAGCCCGGTAGCCGTGACAGGCATAGGCAGCGCCTTGGGGATTGCCGGATACCAGTTAATTGAAGTGTGGTTACGCAAGCGCGGCAGCGCGTTGCTGACAGGGAAGTTAAAAAAATGACGTTAAGTGAAAAACAACAGTTATTTGCGGTACTGGTTGCCCAATTGATCGAATGGGCAGACGAACGCGGCTATCGGGTAACATTGGGTGAAGCCTACCGTACCCCGGAACAGGCGGCGCTGAATGCCAAGAAAGGCACGGGCATTGCCAACAGTTTGCATACCCAGCGCTTGGCGCTTGACCTGAATCTGTTTATCCAGGGCAAGTACCAGACCCACAGTGACGCTTACCTTCCCCTGGGCGAATATTGGGAATCCCTTGGCGGCACATGGGGCGGGCGTTTCTCACGTCCCGATGGCAATCATTTCTCGCTGGCACATAACGGGGTGAAATGATGTTCAAGGCACTGCCGCTCTCTTTTTTGGTTGTGGCGCTGGCGTTCGGGGCGGGCTGGCAGGTCAATGATTATTACCGTGACAGCATCGAACTGGAAATCACACGGGCAGCGGCGGAAACGGGCGAACAAATCCGCCACGCCTTGCAAGCGGTTTCCAGTGCGTCCGCCCGCCAACTGGAAGAAAAACTAGAGGGGATCACCCATGCCGCCCCGCGAGAAATTCGTACTGAAGTGGTTAAGCCTGTTTTTACTGCTGTGTGCGTTAGCCCTGAGTTTGTCCGGCTGTACAACCAAACCGCCGACCAGATTGAGCGCACCTTATCAGGAAAACCTGCTGACACGGTGTCCGGCCAAATTACCGAAACTGGCCGGAACAACCGGAAATAATTTGGTTTATATCATCATGGAGTATTCCACCTTATATGGAACGTGTGCCGCCCGGCATAATCAATTAGTGGATGAAATTAATAAAAGAAAGGAAATTACAAAATGAAAGAAAATAAAATCATTACCTTAATTATCGGCGAAAAAGAAATAAACTTTGAACCGAATATTATTGCCTATAACAGCATGATTAATGATATGACGATGGATAATAAGATTGTTCCCATTGTCGCTTATTTACGTCGCATTGTGCAGCCTGCCTCAAAAGCGGCGCTGGATGAACTCCTGCAAATCCCCGGCGCAGCCATGCAGATTGTCGAGCGCGTGAATTCGGAATATGCGCCTAAATTGGAAATCGAAATAAAAAACTAAATGCGCGGGTCAGGGCGATTGATAATAGCTTATTCGAACAGGCATTAATATTACGCCGCCACTATTTACCGAATGAGCCGGATAATACCGAAAGTTTAGCCCGTGCTATTTGGCTGGATAACCGTTATTGGGAATATACGCGCGTGTCAACCGCCAATGGCATTGCGCTGGCATTTAAGGGTGAAGCATGAGTAACGAATTAGATTTTACCTTAAGTCTGATTGATAAAATCACCAAACCCCTTGCCAGTGTCAAAGCGTCGGTCGCGGGGTTTGCCGAGGCCTCACAGGATGCTTTCGGCAAGCTGGCCATCGGCGGGGCGGGGTTGGCCGCTTCGTTCTGGTCAATCAAGGGCTTTCTTGATCCGGCCATTGAAATGGAAGAAGCACTGCAAACCGCCTCCTTGCAGGGAATTGACAGCAATGTAATGGATAAGGTGGCGAAAGATGCCATGACCTTTAGTTCCCGCTATGGCAAATCGTCGATAGAGTTTGTGCAATCGGCGTCAGCCATCAGCAAGGCCATTGGCAGCCTGTCACAAAATGACCTGCCGCAGATGACCCATATCGTGAACACCACGGCCGCCGCCCTGAAAAGCAGTGCCGAGGATGCCAGCACGTATATGGGGCAGATGTTTGCCCAGTTCTCCAGCCATGCAAAAGACGTCGGGCACCTGCAATTTGCCGAAGAGTTGGCAGGCAAGGCGGTGTTGATGTCGAAAACCTTCGGCACTTCCATGACCGATATTGCCGATTTGATGGAGGGTGCCCGCGCAGCCGGGACAAACTTTGGTATCGGTATTGATGAACAGTTGGCGGTCTTGGGGGAATTGCAACGCTCGCTGGGTTCAGAATCCAGCGGGGCGTATGAGTCCTTTATCACCACGGCGGAAGCTGGCGGGAAGAAACTGGGGTTAAGTTTCGTTAATGCGTCGGGCAAATTGCTGTCCATGCCGGAAATGCTGGAGAAGCTACAGGCCAAATACGGCAAGAGCATTGAAGGGAACCTGAAAGCACAGGCAGAGATTGATGAAGCCTTTGGGGATTCCGCCGTGGTCATTAAACAGCTTTACGGCAATGTTGATGTGCTGCGCAAAAACATGACGGCACTCGGTGCCAATGACGGCATGAAGCGCACCCGCGAGATGGCCGAACGGATGGCGAACCCGTGGGAACGGCTGGAAGCGATTTGGCAGAATATCCGCATTGCCATTGGTTCAACCCTGCTGCCGGTGATTAAGCCGTTGGTCAATCAGATGGCGGATGCCAGTCAGACACTGGTGCGCTGGCTAAAACTGTTTCCTAATATCGCGCGTTGGGTCGGTTATATCTCGCTCGGTATCCTGAGCTTTGCCGCCGCAGGGGCGCTAGCCAATATCGTCATGGGGGTGTCCCGCTTTATCTGGCTGGGTTTAATTCCCTTGTGGAACACGGGGGCGTTTATGTTTTCCCTGTTGACGGGAAAAATGAACGTCATGTCAACAACCAGTACAAAATTAGCCAGCCTGTTAACGCGCCTGCGCGCCAGTCTGGTTATGACCCAGATAGCCTCTTGGGCAACGGCGGCCGGGTTTACGGCCATGGCATGGCCTGTGTTGGCGATCATTGCGGTGATTGCGGCGTTGGTGATTGCGGTCATTAAATTCTGGCAACCGATTAAGGCCTTTATTAAAGGGTTTATGCAGGGGTTCAGCGAGGCGGGCAGTTCGCTTGCCCCGTTGTCACCGGCTTTTGATGCCATAGGCGCGGCCATGGGGTTTGTCTGGGAGGGGGTTAAAAGCCTGTTCGGCTGGTTCGCCAAGTTACTGTCGCCGATCCAATACACTGATGAAGAGTTACAGGGAGTGACTGAGGCGGGCAGTTCGTTTGGCCGCATTGTGGCGGGTGCCATTGGCCTGATGATGATGCCGTTTAATCTGGTGATTCAGGTGATTGGCACGCTGATACAGGCGTTTCAACGTGCCGGGCAGTTGATTAGGCAGGGCTGGGATGCGCTGTGGAACTGGGTTGGCAGCTTTTCACTGGTGGATACTTTGTCCGGCATGGCGGACAGTGTCGGTGATCTGTTCAGTGGCTTATGGGACAGCATTAAAGCCTCATTCGGGGAAGCCTATAACTGGATTATCGAGAAGTTAAATTATATTCCGGGCATCAACATTGAAACCAAGGCCATTGAGGGCGCAGTTTCAACCCCTAAATCGGTTGTCCAGCCCTCCGTGGATAATCAGCAGGTGGCGGCGTCCATCATTACAGGCGGGCAACTGAAAGGCATCAACAAGGGCGGGCTGAGTCAGAACCTGAACAGTCATAAACAGACGTCAATTGATAACAGCCGCCGGATTGAAAACGTGACCGTCAAGGTCAACGGCAGCATCACACCGGAACAATTAACGGAATGGGAGCAGGTGGCTTATGGATGAGCCGAAATACATTGATTTATTGATAACCAAGGGCAACTTTACCCTGAACTCCGGGAATGAGCCGCGTTTTTGCCACAATCGCTTTTCTGTCGGTCAGGATTGTGTGCACGCCATTATGGAAAGTGGCCTTGCAACCGAACTGGTCGCAGAGCGCAGCCCGACCCTGCGCGCGGATATTCGCACCCAGATAGAAATTTTGGTTGAAGATGACGAAAGGATTATTCCGGGCACGGTCATCATTAACGAAGAGACGCCAACCCAGTTATGGATCACGGCGGAAACTTATGATTTTGGCCGCCTGAATGTGAGTGTGGGGCATGGAAACTAAACCGTCGATTGATTACGAAAAGGTACTGCGTGACAGCGGGATGCCGACCACGGAAGCCGATATCAGCGCCGCCTTTACCAAGGTTGTGGATGACGCCGGGTTAGTCACCAATACCTCGCGCATGTCCCCGTTCTGGCGGCTGGTCAACACCCTCGTGACGCGCCCGGTGTTGTGGCTGAAAGAGGCGTTAATCAACGTCACCCTGAAAAATATGTATCTGGCGACGGCATCGGGATCATGGCTGGATATGTTTGCATGGGGCGTCAACCTGAAACGCAAGCAGGCAACCGCCGCGCAGGGGGTGATCCGTTTCTACAAGGCGGCGGGAGCCTCGGCGGTGATGGTGCCTGCCGGAACGGTTGTCCAGACTGAGCGCATTAATGGCGAAATCTACCGGGTCAGCACCACGGAAAGCGTGGTGATAGCCGAAGGTGTCACCAGTGCCTTGCTGCCTGTGGCCGCAGAATTGGCAGGCGGTGCCTTTAACTTGGCATCCGGCTATTTCCGGCTCCTGCCTGTGGCAGTGTCCGGCATTGAGCGGGTACAAAATGAAGAAGGCTGGCTGTTAACGCCCGGCGCGGATGCCGAGTCCGATGATGATTTGCGTGACCGTTGCCGCAACCAATATAACCTGGTGGGAAACTACCACACCGATGCCGTTTATCGAGGCATGATAGCCAGCCGCGTGGGCTTGAGTATTGACCGCATCTTCTTTTTGCATGATGCGCCCCGTGGGGCAGGCACGGCCAATGCTTACCTGTTGCTGGATTCGGGCGTCATTAGCCAGCCGTTTATCAATGCGGTGAATGATTACATCAGCAATCAGGGGCATCACGGGCACGGGGATGATATGCAGTGCCTGCCGATGCCGGAAACCCATCATGTACTGACAGTAACGCTGTTTGTAGTGAATCTGGCGAACTACAGTCAGGAACAGATAGACACATTAAAAACCGATGCCGGCAACCTGATCCGCTGCGCCTTTCGGGAAAATACCGACTATCCGGTGAAGAAAACGTGGCCGTACTCGCGTTTTTCCTTTTCCAACTTGGGACGGGAGATCCATCGCGAGTTCAGCGAGGTGGAATCACTGACCTTTTCATTGGGTGACATTCTCAGTGAACTGAGTGTGCCGCGCCTGCAATCGCTCACGGTGGAGGTGAAAAATGGCTGAGTTCCGGGAACGTCTCGCCCGGCTGGCGTTGCCCTCATGGATGAACAAGGGCGAACCCGCCAAGTTATTGCAGGCGGCGCGGGTATTCTGGTTGGGCGTGTATGACTGGTTAAAGTGGCCGTTAGCCCAACTGGACGCCGAAACCTGTTCAGAGGCGCTGTTGTCGGTGCTGGCGTACCAGCGGGATATCCAGCGCTTTAACGGTGAACCGCTGCCGTTGTTTCGCAAGCGGGTGAAATACGCCTTTATCAATGCCAAAGACGCGGGCAGCGTGGCAGGTTTCATTGCCATCTTTGATCGGCTGGGCGTGGGCTATGTCGAATTGCTGGAGCGCCAGCCGGGCATTGACTGGGATGTGATTATCCTGCGCCTCAGCGACGGCCAGATAGCCGCCAATCCCGATTTGCTGATGAATATCATCCGCCAGTATGGCCGCACCTGCCGCCGCTACCGTTTTGAGGTGATCGCCAAAAATCAATTGCTGATGCGGGCAGGCAGCGTGGGGGCAGACTATTGCTGTTATGCCGCTGCCATGCCGACCCAGCCGTTATTGTTAAGAGTCGGCCATATCGCGGGCGTTGCCGTCTGTGACCATGCCAGCCTCAAGGAAAATACCGCACCGAATGTCACTTACGGTGCTTCATTATAAGGAAATAGAACATGTCCTCAGTGATTACCTTGGACTTTGAAAAATGGAAAGCGCAACAAGTCGCTGCCGGAAACGCAGTAATACTGGACGAGTTTATTTTTGCTAATGTGCCGGGTTTAGATCCGTCTCAGGATATTAGCCGCAGTGAGCAACTGCCTGCCGCGCAATATATCGTACACCGTCAGGCGGTGAATAAAACCGGGGCTTGCCAGTGAGAACGCCGTGGCTTACAGCGTCACATTGGGCACCGAAGTGGGTAACTTTGATTTTAACTGGATTGGCTTGCTGAATAAGGCGTCGGGCGTGATTGGCATGATCACCCATGCGCCAGCCCAGAAGAAAATCAAGACCGCCAACGGCTTGCAGGGCAACGTCTTAACCCGTCCTTTCTTGCTGGGGTTTGACGGCGCGGCCAAAGAGACGGCCATCACCACGACAGCCGAAACATGGCAGATTGATTTTACCGCGCGTTTGTCCGGTATGGATGAAATGCAGCGCCTGATCAATACCGACAGCTACGGCGAGGCGGCTTTTTTCGGCGATGGCTTTGCGGTGATCCGCAACGGTGATCAGTACACGGTGAAAAAAGGGTTGGCCTATGTCGGCGGGCTGCGCGGGGTATTGGAACATGACCAAACGTTAAACACGGTGCGCAATACCCGTGTGTATGCCGATTTTAGCTATCAGGGCAATCTGGTGAGCCAGTGGAAGACGGTTGTTAAAATTACCGTTGCGAATGACCTGAAAAATTATGTGGATGCGGCGGGGTATCCGCATTATGTGTTTGCGATTGCGAGTATTGATGGTAACGGGAATGTGATTGATTTGCGTCCTAAAGGCGCATTGAGTGATCGTGCTATTGCAGACCTCAATACCCGAAAAATTAACGGAAAATCGCTATCATCTGACGTCAATTTGAATGCGAATGATATAAATGCTGTTTCTGTGTTCGGAGGGGTGATCATTTCAGATAACAAAATAATCGAATTGAGAAACGCGACGCCGAACGCTGCAAACTATATTTATGGAACTGACGCCCGCGGAAATGCACGCTATCTGCTAGGTTGTGGTTCAGGAAAAAACACTGTGTCGTTAACTAATAACCAGACGCAAACTGATCTGGAGATCGGTGATAAACGCGCGTTTATCGACGGCGAGGAAATTGCAACGGTAAAAATAGTTAACGACAACGCTAACGGGCGAGTGCCAGTTACTCGGAAAATAAACGGAAAATCAATGCGATATGATGTTTTTTTGAATGCTGGCGATGTGAATGCGGTATCTGCATTTGGGGGTACAATTATTTCAGACAATAAAGTTATTGAATTGAGAAATGCGACGCCCGGTGCTGCAAACTACATTTATGGAACTGATGCCAGCGGAGACGCTCGTTATCTGTTGGGCTGCGGTGCCGAATCCAATCATGTGTCATTAACTAATGTGAAAACGAGTACACATTTAGAAGTGGGAAACGGGTCAGTATCGTTAAATGGGAAATTATTGGCTACCGTTGAAACCATCCCAACAGATATATTGGTTAAATCAACTACTGGACACTGGAAAAACGTTGACACAGGTATGATCTTACAGTGGGGGACAATCAATATGACGTATCCGGGGACGTATCCGATACAGTTCCCCGCAATGTTTCCAACGGAATGTGTCAATGTGCAGATGACAATATCAGATTCTGCCAATAATCCCAGTATAAACAATGTGCAGGCACGCGACCGCACCACAACGGGGTTTACTGCCATTACGGCGGAAAATGGTATCCAATGCAACTGGTTCGCAGTGGGGTATTAACATGAATTATATCTATAGTGCAAAAACTAACGCATTCTACCCGGTTGATTGGAAATCAGATTACATTAACGCAGGGTCATGGCCGGATGATGGGATAGTGGTTAATCAGGCTGTTTTCAACGAATTTGCAGGCAATGAGCCACCCATAGGGAAACTGCGCATTGCTGGTTATGGCGGATTACCTGCATGGGGAGATATTCCCCCGCCGACACGGAGGGAATTGCAGAGCCAGGCAGAACAGGAAAAAAGGCAATTGTTGCGCGTTGCTAATGAAAAAATTGGTATTTGTCAGGATGCAGTTGACTTGAATATCGCTACAGTTTCGGAAAAAGTTGTTTTAAACGAATGGCGACGCTATAGGGTATTACTCAACCGAGTGGATTGCTCGACCGCCCCTGATATCGATTGGCCGGAGCAACCCGAATAATGCACTGGCAACGTAAAACCCTGCAATTGTCCCCGGCGCTGTCGGGGCTGTCTGCCAGCATCGTGCCCGTACACCCGTTTATTTACGGTGTCGGGCAGCAGGCCGACAGTGGCAGCTACTTAAGCCCGGCCAACGCCATTCATTACCTGTCAAATAAGCTGACAGGCGCAGGTCACCTGAATGCCCTTGTGTTAATGGTCTGTGCCAAGACCCACGCTGAATTTATGCAGCACTTAACGCAATTTTCATCCGTGTTGCCGTTGCCGGTCTTTTCCCAAGTCACGCGCATGGCAAAAACCGCCGAACGCCTGAGCATCAGCAAAATGCAATTGCCGGGCAAACAGGGCGGCGGGTTGCCACTGCCACAACCATTGTCAACCGCAAGTAGCCGCTTGGCCGCCAATGCCCAACTGATTGAACAGGCCAAAGCACAGGCCAGCGCGGGCAGCAGCCTTGCCGGATTAAAAGCACAGTTAAGCGGATTTACCACGGCCAGACAAAACGCCTTGCAGCAAGTCAGTGATGCCCTGAGTGGCGCAATGGGCAACACCGCCCCCGTTTGGGCATTTAGCGGAACAGGCCACGGTGCGCTGTTGGCCGAGAAGCTGCGCAAGGAAATACCGGAACCGGACGCCGTGTATACACTGGCAACCCTGTTTGCCGGAGACAACATCAGCGCATTAGAAAGGATGCTATCGCATGAGCCAAATTATCACCCTCGCCCTTGACGGCGAGGCCATCCCCTTAAAAAGCCTGACCGTCACCCCTTCGGTGATGTTTCAGGATCAAGACCAAAGCGGGCAGTCATCCAGCACCGCTGTAGCGGAACAGGGCATTAAGCCGAAAGAACTGCGCATCACGGGGATTATTCCCTTTACCGAACAGAAAACCTTGTCGCGCCTGTTTGCGCTGGCCGAAGCCAAGGAAAACGGCAACCTGAAACGCTACCGGGTTGCCAACCTGACTGCGCAGGCCATTAATTTTCGCATCGGGACATTTACGGGCACGATTGACGCCAGCAAGGTAGACGGCAAGCAGGCATGGCAGGTGACCTTTACCTTAAGGGAACATTTATCGGTGTCGGAGAAACGCGATGCCCGTGCGGCGGGCAATATTCCGGCCAAAAAGCAGGCCGGGCAGGGCGGCAGTGCCGCCAAGGAAGAGCCGGAACAGTTAAGCTGGTTTGAACGAAAAGTGCTGAAACCAATCAATGACAAAATAGGCGCAGCCCATGAAACCGATTAACCGGCTTTATCTCTCCGGGGATGAAGTGCATCTGGTTGACGCCAATCTGATGCTGGAACTGTCAGCCTGTGGCCGGGGCTTTATCACGGCCGAGACAACCACGGATTACACCGGAAAACTTGTCCGGCTGGATGTGGGATACACCGATTTGGTGCTGCGCTGGTTTACGGGCTATGTGGAACGGTCGCAACCTGCCCAGAACGGCTATCAACGCCTGTTTGTACGTGAACTGGCCGGGGTGTTTGATCGTCCTTGGCCGTGCTCGTTTCAGCATCCGACCCTGCGCCAGATTGTGGACTACTTGCAGGAACACAGCGGGCTGACCTTTATCTTGCCGCAGGCACCCTATGCCGATAAACCGATCCCGCACTACACCCATAACGGCACGGGCTATCAGTTGCTGGCGAACTTGGGGCAGGTCTTCGCCATTGAAGATTATATCTGGCAACAACTGCCAGATGGTTCGGTGTATCTGGGCAGTTGGGCGCATTCGCTGTTTGCCGGGAAGCCCGTCGATATTCCCAATGAATTCAGCAAGAGCCAGTCCGCAGGCAATGCCATGACCCTCCCGATGATCCAATCGCTGCGCCCTGGTGTCGTGGTCAATCAGCAACGGCTGACCAAGGTCAACCTGAACAATGAAAACATGACCCTCACATGGCAGCCCAAAGGCCAACCGGAGAGTAAAACGCCCGCCCAGCGCCAGATTGATGCGGCTTACCCCGAATTATCGGCCGGGCTGCATTTGCCGAAATTCGCCCGTATTGAGGCGCACACCGAAAACACGGCCAGCGGCGATATTTCCGATCCCTTCCGGCCGCGCTATGCGGTTGATGTGCAATTGCTGGATGATAACGGTCAGGATGCTGCCGCCCCGGTTTATCAGGCTGTCCCGCTGCCGTTGCCAATGGCGGGCGGCGAATCGGGCATGTTCCAGTATCCGCCTATCGGCACAATGGTAGAAATTGCTTTTGAGGGCGGCCGCCCGGACAAGCCCTTTATCCGCCAGACCCTGAGCCAGGGCAACACCCTGCCCGATATCAAGCCGGGTGAACAGTTGCAGCAGCAGCGGGCGGAAGTGTCGCAAAGAGTGACGCAGGAGGGCAGTTGGATACGGCAAACTGACCAGACCATTAACGAGTCCTCCATGCACCGCATTGTCAAGGCCGACACGGAAACCCGCACCCTCGTGGCACGGGAAACCACGCTACAGGCCACGGACAAGACCACGGTGTTGGGCACATCGACCTTACTGGCGGGTGCAGTTCAGCAGATTGCAGACGGTGATTACTGCATGGCGACCTCGTCCAATCTGGTCACCAGTGTGGGAAAGGTCGCGGATATTGAAGTCGGCCAAAAGCTGATAGAAAAAATCGGCCTGATCCGCCAGAGCATCGCCGGAGCCAAGCAAGAGATTGTCGCGCCGGTGGTCTGGGTAGGCAGCCAGCAACTTAACGTGATGACCCTGATGTTAGATACGCTGGATGTGGTGAAAGAACTGGCCGAACTGACCGCCGCCCATACCCATCACAACACCGGCACCCCGGAGAACGCCAGCGCAATACGCAACACGGCGCATAAATCCGATGGGCTGAAACAGAAGTATTCGCCTGTGATTGGGTGAATATCGTCCCTTTGTATGAGATTTTTTACGCCATAGCATAGGTTGATATTTTATGCAGAGGGATTAGACTGATGATGTTAGTTGAGGAGTAGCGCGCTCTGACCGAGGCTACCAACCTTAGTCAGTACGAAACAAATAGCCCTTCTTAAGGGAAATACAAAAAAAGCCAACCTTATCCGTTGGTTTTTTTGTTTTATCTACTACAGAAATATTCGCCTGTGATTGGGTGAATAGCGCCCATTTGTATGAGAACATTGACGCTATACCATAGGTTGATATTTTATGCTATAGGTATTAGACTGAGAGTGTTAGTAGGTGACTGTCGCGCTAAAACCGAGGCAACCAACCTTGTCAATAGCGTAAAGTACCCCACCCAATTCAAGGGTAAAAAACGAAAAAGCCAACCTCACCAGTTGGTTTTTTTGTTTTTGCTGATCCATTGTTTTAATTGATTGAATCATCTGAAAATAGACCTATAATCTACGCTTGTTAGTTGGATAAGCGCAATGACCATTAACTAAAGTGTTTTATATTGAAAAGGATTTCAATACTTCGTAAGTCTTACGAGGTGTACAAAGCCCTGGCTGAATACCAGATGGTGCTGATTCGGTGCCTCGGTCAGAGCGCGACAGTCACCTACTAACAATGATGATAGCCAATCGGACAGGCAGCCTAAAGGCAATGGTTGGTTAAGTCGTGCTCCCTAGCTGGAGCAAACGGATGAAGAGGTTTATCGATACCGCTATCATCGTTCTCAAGGCGTTAGTTGCGCTTTTAGAATTGATCCGTACCTTTCTGAAATAGATAACGGAAACGTAGATAAGGCCACCGGGTTAACCGCCCGGTGGCCTTTAACATTTACGGCTCGCAGCTCTCTTCATCTCTATTCAATTTATTCTCTCTCACTAAACGCAACCAGACACACACAGCGCCATTATCAATTAAGTTGACTCCGTCCCGTGGTTAATTTGGATCGCGTCCCTGCGTCGCGCTCAGGCTGCACAATCCCCACGAAATAAAAGTAAACCCGACGTAAAACGGACTACACCGCACCCGCCTGCACGTTTTGGATCAAGAAATTATTTCAGTTTTAAAATCCTACAAGACGAACCGCCAGACCGCGCCAGCACTGGCGGTGTGGGAAACATTGCAAAATGAAACGGGTGAAAAGGTTTTCAGGAAATTACAGTTTTTGGATCTAGAACGGATCACGGGGAAAATATCAGTGCATTGATATTAAAGGGATAAATCTATTTTACGTGAGAATTAGGATCACGGGGAAAGGTTAAGGAGAATTTCGAAAGGCGGTAATGGTGCGGGTTGGTGGTCGTTGAGAAACTGAAATCAATCAACATTATTCCCCTGACCAAAAAAAATTTCTTGTGTGATTCTGATACGTGAAAAATAGCCCACCAAAAAACTGATATGGATGATGTTCTAAAATCTCTGTCGCCATTTTGCCGCCACTATCAAAGGAAAAGGGCTGCGTTTTCACGCAACCCCTTGATTTATTTGGTGGAGCTGGCGGGAGTTGAACCCGCGTCCGAAATTCCTACATCCTCGGTACTACATGCTTAGTCTGGTCTTTACATTCGCTTGCCAGCTGCGGACAGACACGCCACTAACAAACTAGCCTGATTGGATTTAACGCTTCAACCCCAGGCAAGGCATCCACGCGATCTCTTTTGGGTTTGACCTCTCTTGATCCCCGTCCTAAGAGCGGAGGCTAGGGAGAGAGGGCTCTGAGCAGGTTATTAAGCTGCCAGTGCGTAGTTTTCGTCGTTTGCGACTATTGTTTTGCGGCTTTTTACGAGGCCAACCGCCCCTCGGCATGCACCTTGGGTTTCGCGAATACCGTCGAATCCAGAATCAGCCCCAAGTGTGTTAACGGCAAGTATATCAGAATATTGGGAGATAATGCCAGTGATTAACGCCCAGAATTCTTCATAATTCGCGCTTTGTCTAATTTCCAT